TAATATTATTTATACAACTAAACTATTTAACAGGCGTACCTGGATTCGAACCAGGGATGAGGAGGTAGAAGCTCCTAGTGATATTCCACTTCACCATACGCCCATAAGAGACCTCCCCCTGTTTGTGCATTATTAAGAGGCATGGGAGAGGCAGGACTTACACAAGGTTTGTACCCCCGCTGCCTATGAGAGTATTATACCATTCTAAAAAATATCCGTCAACCCTCTTCTACCACTTCCGTCTCAGACACTTCTACTTCTGGTTCAGGTAAATTAACTCCGGTTGCTTCCAAATACTCAATAGCACCTTGAGTCTTTAGCATCAAATCCCTGGTTCTTGTGGAATGTTCACCAAGTCCTTCGAGTTCTGCTATCAATTTTACTCTTTGTTCTATTAATTGAGAAAGATGATTTTGCTGTTCGTTCATTTCAATGAAAAAAGATTTTATTTTATTTATTTATAACTTATAAGAAACTAAAAAGTAATCATCACTCTATCAAAGTTCCGTGTGCTCTTCTTCCCTCTCATCAACACCTAATATATAATAGATAGCATAACCCGCCATACAAACAGAAAGAAATACCATAAAGATCACTGACCACACAGGATCATTTACGTTATCAAGTGGACGAAGAATCAGATTCATCAGTAGTAGAGATACTTATAATATCTAGTCCTTCTACTTTAGAAGGTATTGATTTTATAATTGGTTTATCTTCATTCTCCCACATGTTTACAATGTCTTCTGCCTGCTTATCGACAGATGCCATTTCCATTCGGACTTTACCTTCTATCCATTTCAACCACAACCATTCAATAAACCCTAATGCAAGATGACGAACAATAGGGTTTTGTTTATTTGCCCATCTTTTTGACTTTGTATACCAAGTATCTTCACCACCCCAATGAGTCTCGAAGTTTATTTCTATCTTTTTATCAGCAGTCATTAAATACACTACCAACTTCAGAACCAATTTCAGAACCAATGTTGTTTCCCAACAAAGTTGCCCATCCTGCTGCCAACCATCCAACATAAGGAATATTAACTAAAGCAGGAAGTAGAACACCAGCACTAATTGCTGTACCCGCTATTGCACCTTGTGACCGTGCTCCAGCGTCCGCCACGATGCACTCTATGTCCTTCGCAGACTTTCCCTCACCTGTAATCGCACCTCCTTGAGTATTACGATATCCTTCTGCAGTATACTCATCTAAACTATACTCTATTCTTTTTTCAGTTCCGCCACCAAATAATCCTTTCTTTTCTCTATTTAAATCCAACGACCTTTCTCTAGACAAAACCTTAGGATCATTTGCTTTATATCTTACACTATATCCATCTTTAGTTACATCCATTTCATATGAAGAATAATCTCCATTAGGGATTTGTATTATTGGTCTATTAATACTTTCTGAAGGTGTTGGTTTTAATAAATGACCTAAAATACCAATATGAGCAGCACCAATAGAAACTCCAACAAACCAAAGAATTACAGTACTAATTGCTTTAGGTTTAAAGTTCATTTTTTCTCCTCTTCATCTTTTGGTTTAGGAACAGGAACTGTTACCGTTGTTTTTTGTGTTCCCCCACCATTTCCATTAGACTTTGATGTTGTTACACCAAAGGTTGCTAATGTACCAGTAAAAACACTGGCAATAAAGGTGGGGTCAATTTTTTGCTGAGGTATTCCGGGAATTGAAACATAGTTTAAAGTTAAGATTGCACCCGTCCATGTTAATACAATTAATCTAACTAAACTGGAAATTCCTTCTTCGTGCCAATTAAATTTATCATCATGATCTTTCTTCTTTTTTGGAAGCATTGATCTGATAGTTTTGATCATTTATATTTATGGCACAAGAACATCAACTGTAAGATTTGTATTCAATATTTTGTTGTATTGGATACAAAGTTCTTCACTTGATTCATGTTCCCATTTGTGATAGACATTCTTAAGTTGTTTTGTATAATCAGAACCATCGTTTGTTTTCATTTCGTCAGCAACAATGGTTTTGATTAATACATCTCTTGTTAAGTTAGTCATTCTGGATGATTTATATCCAACAAAGAGTTCACCATTATGACACAAGAGGTTTCACAGAACTCTTCTTGGCTGGTTTCCTGTTTAGGATGTTATTATTTAGTAATATAACCTTCCTTGACTAAGTACTCGCGAGTCAGTGGAGTAGGATCGTATAGTTCCCACATTTTTCCTGTAGCACATGCCGCAAGTGCATCAGCAGTCATTCCTTCAGTTCTACCTGCCCACCCTGCTTCTGCTTCCCAAGGAAGAACAGATTTTGGATAAGTTCTTTTTGCCATTTCTCTCCAAATAGATGGAACATCATCTTCAGGAAGAATGATAGCAATCAATGAATTATCAATTGTTCCTGCCATGCAATCCTGTGCAACATGCCATCCTTCATGTCTAACTACACTCATCAATGTGGATTGTCTGCCCATGAATGCATCATTCAGAAAGAAGTTATTGCTTACTGTGTGATAAACACCACGATTACCTACGGGAAAATATTTCTGATCTCCTAGAAAAACCATAACTCCGATTTTATCAAGGGAGTCCAACATCTCATTAAACTCATTAGCAACAGCAGAATAATCAGAGTTAGGATAATTATCTTGAATGTCTTTGATACTTGTGATTCTTTGAACATTATCGGTGCATTCCCGTAAGATCATGCAACCCAAAGAATCATTAGTATTATATCCTCTAGTTATTTTTTCATCTCCTGCATATGCTGTTCCTGTTAGTGCAGCACATCCAAGAAGAGATAGTAAAAGTTTTTTCATGCGTAATATGCCTCAAAGTATTTTATAATGCCATTAGTATTTACATTACCTTGAGATACCCAATCATGAGCACATTCATACATTGATTGATTAGTATATTCAGGTAATGATTCTTTTAGTTGACTACCATATTTAGTAAGAAGAACTTTAAGTGCCGACTCACGAAGTTTCAACTTATGTTCACTGTAACGCCAATCTTCAATCATCGAAACTGCTCCCAACCAGTTCCAGATTGCCAACCACCAATACCAGTCGGATTCAGTTGTGTTGTAGTTTTACCACTATTAGTAGCAATATTATAAATCACCTCATGAATATCTTTTGGTTCTACTGCATTTTCTTCAGGTAATAATTGATTATCATATATTGCATGTTCATATGCTTCTTTGATAGACATTTGAGGTGCAGATAAAACTGCCGGACCAAACCAGGGATCATCTTTTAAATACTTTGGAGCAGGAATTGTCTTATGAATTATTTTTTTAATTGCTTTTAAAATCATGCCCATACCATTTTCTTAGTGTAATCATACGCATAAATTTCTCTATTACCTTTAATACCCCATCCTAACCAGTAGTATGCAGGTCTCATGTAATAAGATACTGTTTGTCCACCACCTTCAAATTGCGGAAGTACACGTTGGAAGATAGGTTCATTAATCATCCAACGAACTTGACAATCTAATTCACTTGGATTGCAATCGTACTTTACTGCAAAGTTTCCAAGTCCTCTATAACGATTGATAGAAGTCCATTGAATCAATCCATAACCACCCCTCAGACATTTTTCATAAGAAACACGAGCACCACCTTCACAGATGTTAGCAATGAATTTAGATTCTTGCTGAATGTTTCCCATGATTGTTGCAAGTGCATTACGATCAGAGATCTTTGTGTGCTCTTGTAATGCTGCTAGAACAACTTGTTCATTGGGAGTACAACTAGGACATTTCCAAGTCTCTTCTTCAATAAGAATTTCTTCTATAGGTTCTGGTTCCTGTGTCACTTTGATTTGTTTAGGTTCTGGGAAAGGAATTGCAATTGCACTTGCAAGAACTCCAATTCCAAAAAGTGATTTAATCATTGTCTCCAAGATATTCGAGTGAGTAGATTTCATGATCCTTAAGATTAGGGTCTAACCATTCGGCAAACTCTGACTGGATCGCATGAGCATCTTCTACAGATTTTAGCACATCATCCGTCTTCATGTCACACAGAATGTGCATTCTGTCAACTGCCCACTCATGGGTCTTCTGTAGAGTCTTTTCCAAAATTTCCATAATCTTTCTGAAAATACTTTCCGAGAATGTTGTTATTGTAGTATGCCGGTGCTCCGTTGTCAAGTGCCTCTGATAGAACATTATTTAGAAACAACTGCTTGGTCTCCTCAAAGTTACAATCTCCCTTCTTCTCATGAATACTTAGTATTACTCTACTGAAGAACTCTTTGCCGTATTTTTTTATATCTTCCTTTAACTCAGGACAAGAACCATAATACTTCTTCCAATCAGATTCTTGTTTTACTTTTCTCTTTTTTCCTGGTGGGGTTCTGAACGACCAAAAGTACTTTCTTCCAAGATATTTTCTACCGGTGGTCTTATTGGTAATACAATAAACAAAACCAAAGTGGTTCCTAATAGCATCAGACTCAAAAGGTTCATTATTGTATATCCAAGAATTCTCATAGCTCATTGTATAGAACTCAATGAGCTATTATTTATCTTTAACGGGGACAAACCTAGTCTACATAAAAAAAGGAGACTTGTCAAGCCCCCTTGGAATATTATGTGAGTTTTCTAACGCAATCCAACTTCTTTATCTTGACGACTTTGTGTTCCTACAACTGCAGTTGCTCTAGACTTTAGATTATTAGCAGCAGTTCCTCTCTTACCAAAGTCTCTATTTGGATCTTCTTCCCAGTCATCAACTTTTTTAGTCCACTTCTCTCTAGAACGAGGAAGTTTAGTTGGTCTCGGTGATCCATATGCCTCTAGAATGCTCTCAATGTCCTCAGAGTCAATCTCATTGACCATCAACCATTGTGCCTCTTGGAGGTCTTCTGCGATGCCGTAGTCGCACAGGAACTCGATTACTACATCAAATACATCCAAACTATTATTCAGTAGTCTTTTTGCGCCAGTTCTTTGCGCTTTTGCAAGAGCAAATTTAATTTGACTATCTTTTCTTAGATTACCACCTTGTGTTTTTCCATTGACTACCTTTGTATCAGTTCTTGATGTTGTACCTTTAGGTCCAAGTGCTCTACCTTTACTTGAAGGTCCATCACTAGATCCACCTACTGTAGTCTTAGTAGTAATAGTTCCTTTAGCACCTGCTCCAACACTACCAGTTTGATCCTTTCTTCCCTCTTTTCGTGATGAACCAGTAACTGCCTTGCGAATATTAGCAACAGCAGTATTCTTCATTTTGTTTTTAGCGTTGATTTTAGACTTTCTCTCATTTCTTTCTTTTTTTCTATCTT